TGCTTGAGGAGTTGCTGCTGCTTTTAATAAAGAACGACCAAGAGGTTCAATACTTCTTCCTGCTATTCCTTGTAGTGATATTTTCCCTCCAGGTTCTCTAATTCTAGAATAATCTGCGACTCTACCAAAGAAATCTGATGGACTTGCAATATCAGTTTTACTTCGATCTATACGTTCTTTTTGAGCGGCTTGTATAGCAGTTCGTTGTGCACGCTCCTCATCAGTCAACTTCTTTCCATCTTCATCAAAAAGTAAATCACCAAAAAATGCACGTTCACCTCGCTTAGTTGATGCATAGTCGCCTAATGTTCGTAGAGCAAGATCTGTACCAAAACTATATGCATCAGGTTCATAACCAGAACCAAAGAGATCACTAAATGCATAATCAAGTGCAAAGTTTGTACCTGCTCCGACAAGACCTTTACCAACTGATGAACTTAAAAAATTTGCTACATCAGGACTAGCAACTCTATCAACAGCTACGCCAAGTCCTGTACCTACTACATCTCCTACAAAAGATTTACCTATATCTAAAGCAACATCTTTTATAAATCCTCCAAAACTAGCTTCTGCTACAGGCATACTAGCAAGACCTCTAGCAATTAAATTAGAACCTTCAGCTAGTTTAGTTTGTTGTTTATAATATTTATCAAACATATTAGGATTTTTAGTTAACATTGCTTCAACATGAACTTCTGCTAAAGAGTCTCCTACTGAAGCAATACGTTTTTCTTTTTCTTTCTCAGCTACATCATTAAGAGAACCTCCTGTAGACATATACATATTAGGTTTCTCTGACATATACTCAACCATCTTCATACGATCATTCAAAGCATCACCTTGAATCATATCTCTAAAGTCCATGAACTCTTCAAAGTTTCTATTTTCTGGAATCATCACCTTCTCCAAACGATGCGTAATTAGATTGTACATTATTATCTATACTAGAAACATTTTCAATTGGATTAAATTTTTGTTGTATGTTATATAATTGTGGCAACATGATTTGTCCTTGATTAAGATTACCAATCAAGGTACTGTTGTTTACAAAATTAAAATATTCTTCGTTAGTCATTAATGAAAATCTTTCCATGTTGTAGAAGCAGCGGTACTAACGTAACCTTTAAATTTACCACTGCTTGCAGAGTATGCAACATCTCCCCCTTTAGGACGACCAATATCTGTAACGGTTACAACTGTAAAAATGTTGGTAGCAGAAGCGCCTTCTAATTCTTGATCTCTCAAATCAAGTTGATTAACTAATGCTGCTCCCCATTTTTCTAAAGCATTATAGACCTTTCTTGTTTCTTCTTGTGTTACATTTAACAAGTAAGGAAGATCAGGATAACGTGCCATTACCTTCCTCCATCAGGTTGAAATGCTACACGAATAGCACCCCATCTCCATTTAGCTTCAGTTGAATTAGTAGAAACTTTAATACTGGCTTGCCTTCCTCTGGCTCTAAAATCTATTTTCTTTGTGGACTTTGTAATAGTAAATGGTCCTTTGGTAACTGTCTCTGTACTCTCTGGATAGTCTTTAGTAGTAATAGAAAATTTAATATTACCATCTGTTAAATCAAAGTCAGGTATCATTCTATTTAAAAACATTAATTGATTACCATCTTCAATATCAAAGTCAGCAGATTCAATAAAAGATGATAAAGGTTCTCCCGCTCCTGTTTGAGTATCAAACCCTACAGGTTCATTATCATATAAATTACTACCTAATATAGATGTTCCTGTAGTAATAGTATTTCCAAAAACATATTGATCTGCAAAGGTAGTAAATAATGTAGTACCAATTGTCCAATAATTTTCAACTGGTGAATATATTACATACTTATCACAATCATTATTAGATGTACTATTAGATGGATATAACCAAATAATTTCATTAAACTCTGAACTAATTCCTGCATATATTTTATCAGACTGTGATAAGTTTAATTCATCAAAAACATGTTTTCTAACAGAACATGGGAGGACTCTTACTTGTCCATCATTAATATAAAAGTTATCATGTCCCATCCAAATAGATGCACCATTATAATCAATAGCAGCATGTGGTGCAATTAATCCACAGTTTGATCCGAGTTGTTGAAACTTAAATACAAACGGAGGACCAACAAAACTCATAGCCCATAATGCATTATCTGTCCAAATATTAACAGCATTACGAGAACGAACACCACCAACAATTCTAGTACCGTCAGTTAATAAATTATCTCCAGCATTAGAACTAACCGAGGGAGTCCAGTTATCTCTACGGTTTGTATCACACCATCTAACTAACATAGGATTATATGCACCACTTAACTCATTAGCTCCTAATGCAATAATATGTCTATCGTTTGGAGATACTAAAATAGAGTCAATAGTAGTAGGAGAATTAGTAACAGTAGTTAATCTTATAGGTGATGTAGATGCATCTGTATCAAAGAAGAATATTGGACCTTTACGCCTATTTGCTACAACATCTTCACCATAGTTATCAAGACTCCATTGTGTAATCTGCGTTACTAAACCTGTCGATCCTGCTGATGCTGGTTGGTTCCAAGCTCTTGTTTGAGATGCACATACAGTTGCTTGATATTTAGCAGCACTATAACCAAGACCTTCAACAGCAGTTGATGTACCTGTTGAAATTAAATAATTTAAAGTAGCACTTCCTGATTGCGTGCTTGTAGCATCTGCTGCATCTGTTACACTAATTTTATATACGTTAGCATTTATAACAGATTTAACCTCATATGTATTATTTCCTAAATTAATATTACCGCCAAGATTAGTTCCTGCTGATGTAAAGTTTACAAAATTACCAACAGCAGTGCTACTATCTGTATCAGATACGCATACTATATTTGATCCAGCAGACGTACCAAAACAATTTGTAAGTGTAACAGTAGATACTATTGGTGTAACATCAAATAGTGAATCACCATGAAATTCAAAAAGTTTTTTATCTGTACCAAACATAGCTCTTTTAGTTTGGCTATTATCAATCCAAGTTAATAAATCTCTAGCATTACCTTCAAAGGTATCGTTTATCTTAGTTTCATATCCTCTAAGACACTCAGGTTTACCATCTCGAAAACGAACTCGATCTGCGTTAAACCATTTTCCTTCTTCAGCATATTCAGTTGACTCTTTAAATATGCCTGGTGGAAACTCAAGTTTGACTAGCTTCCCTGTCATAGTCTATCTCTTAAAATCATAAAGCATAACTGCATCAATAGTAGTAGCACTTCTTGCACTATATACTAGCATATCCATAGCATTTGCTGTAGTTGTTAATACAGGAACAGAACCACTAACAAATTTATATACTGTATTATATCCTAAAGTTCTGTTACCTGTACCATCTTGAGCAACATATATAAGACCTGTCTGTCCTGCCGTAGCATTAGATGGTGCAGCAAGAGTTCTATTATCTGTAAGAGTTACCATAAAATTATTGCCTGTTAAAAAGTCAACAGCAATAGATGCAGCATCAGTTAATGTTGTAATAGGATTAACTGCTCTAGCAGAAGTGCTAATAACAAATTGACCATCTCTTACAGTTTTAGTTCCTAAAAGAGTTGTATTAACTGTTACAGAAGTTCGTAGATAACGAATATCTGCTAAAGATGTATCAGGAACATTTGTTGCACAGACTCCTATATCTGCACTAGCTGCTGTACCTAGGTTTAAACCTTTGGTAGTTACAGAACGAACTGAAGTATTATCACAATAAACCCACCCTACACTATCAAAAGGAATATCATATCCATCGCCAGCAGCAGTTTTAATTTTAATAATATTACTAGTTGATGTATTAGCAGATACATCATTATTAATTAAATAATGTTTTGTATTAGCAGGAACAATTAAAGAAATAGTATTATGCGCTCCTCCTACTGTACCTTTAATATGCAAAATAGCTGAACGAGCTTCATCTGCTGCTCCATTATTAGATGTTAATGTAACAGATGTAGTTGCTCCTACACTAATAGTAGCAATACCTGCAATGGCATGATCAGTTAAACTAATTACACCTTCATTTAATACCTGACCCCAGCTATTAGGATTGTCTCCATCCCCCTGTTTATTAAGGCGTATATTTGTTGTAAATGTACTTGACATTATTAAATTCCTTTACTTATTTCTGGCGACCCTCTTGCTACAATATAACCTATAAAGCCATTATTTACTGGTGGCACTATTTTTAATATAGTAGTATTATTTTTTTCGTAATCTTTATAACTTCCAAGAACCCTATCGACTACAAAAAGTACAGGCGGTCTAAGAGCAACACATTTGCTAGTAATTCTTTTTTTTGTAATTTCAACTATAAATTCATCTTTACTTTTAGAATCAGCAAGTGCAATCTCCATTATAGATTTTTCTTCTCTACAGATAAAAAATGCTGCTACCTTATCACCTTCTTTCCAAACCTCTTCTGCCATGACGCAACTGGGCAATATTGCAAAACAAGCAGCAAGAGTAAGAGCAATTAATGTTTTCATTTATTATACCACACTTTCTCTAGGATTAACAGGCCACTCATTAAATTCAGATGCTAATTTACCAGCATCTCTCATCTCTTCTGTATATACTGTCATAGCTTCAAGACCTGCAACATCTGACTTATCATCAATAGCAGTCTCTAATGCAACAGCTTTTGCTCTAAGGTCTGTACGCCACTTTGAAAGGTCTGCTGGCTTTGCAGTGCCGTTGTCCTGTTCTCTGATAACAATCCAGTCAGTTTGCTCTAGATAATTAGCAAGAGTTTTAGACACACTATTTTTCATAGCTGCTTTAATATCATCTATATTATTAGCAGACTGTGTTCTACGAACAACAACTCTATCTTCTTCTACAGCAGGAGCAGCTTCATTAGTGCTGTAGAACATATTTGATATGTAACTACCTTCATATACATAAGGTACAATACCAATAGCTTTACGCTGTTCGTCTGTCCAAGAACGAGTAAAAATAGATTTAGAATATTGTACATTATTAATTGTCATGGATTTTGGTCGGTGAATAATTTCTACCAACTGACTCCCCATAATTCTTGCCCACATAATACTCTCCTATCTTCCGTAGATCGGTGGTAGCGTACCATTACCACCTATATCTGCCATAGCCATATAAACATAAGTTCTTCCAGTACCATTTATTGTGCCAGAATTTGTTCTGAGCTTGATACCATCAGACAAAAAATCAAAAGCAGGATTGTCTGCAAAGTTTGTATTATGTGCTTCTTCTGCGGTATTAGCATCAGCCTCTAATGTACCACCATTAGAACCACCAGCAGTGGTAGTGCCATTAAATGTATATCTTGCAGAATCAGCAATAAACCAGTTGTGAGAAGCGTCAGCAAGAGTAGCACACTTAACTAACCAGTATCTAGGTTTGAAACCTAAACTTAGGTAAACCCCATCATCAGAAGAATTTCCAATATAGCTTCCTACTTTACACACACCAGAAATTGATCTTAGTGCATAAAATACAAGGCTTTCACCACTTGCATTTATTTCATTATGAGTACCAATTTTAAATACATTAGCAGTTGGATTAGATGCATCACTTCCACCAAATTTTGTAGAGTTAGCTGCAAATGCTTGGTTAGCTACAGCAAAGTCTGCTGTGTGTGTAGCACCTCCACCATCTGTATGCCAAATCAAACCAAATGTGGTACGACTAAGGTTGCGTACTATGATCATTTCTGGAATGCCACCAAGCCCATGCCCGACTGTAGAATTATCAGTACCATTTCCAGTGTAAGTTCCCACACTAAAGTGAGCAGCATTAGCAACAGAAGAAGTGCTGGCTATAGTTCCAGCAGGAGATGTGGTTGAGGTGCTACCAGAAGCAAGCCAATTCCAACTTACATAGTCTTCAGTATTTGTATTTACTTGGGCTAGATTACCAACTGTAAAACCATCAGACCCAAAGGTTGTTAGTCCTTCAGATTCTGTACTTGCGGTGGTATTGGTATTTGATTCCCATTGCTTTGTCACACCTCTGGCAATGTCATATAGTGCATGGTCATCGGTAGCATCTCGGTTTTTTATCCAGACCCAAGAGGGTGAAAACCCAACGCCCGTGACTGCTTTACCGCCAGAACCAATTGCAGTGCCATTGCCTGTGTAAAGAGTAGAATTAAAGTAATCTATTCCTTGATAGTCTGGTGCGGTTAGGTTTGCAGAATTTAAAGCTTTAGCATCTGCTGGTCTGTTTGTTGAACCAGTCCAGTCATCTTCATCCATTATAAGAGTTTGAGTGGAAGAACCACCAAGATCAACTGTTATAAAATATACAGGCTCAGAACCGCTAGTAGGCAGTCCAGTTGTAGGCATAGCACCTGTTTTGCTAGAACCGCTTGTTGGATCACCAGAGTTAAACCATGAAATCGTTGATCCAGAAATGCTTCCAAAATATATTGCTCTGTTATCGCCATCCCAAGCTACGGCAAACCTAACCGCCCCAGATTGAGCAGAACTATAACTTGAGGTAAGAGTGCCATTGTTATTAACCGAACCATTGTACGTCTGATAGATATGAGTTTCCGCTGTCGAATTAGCCCAAACGCCTGTGCCTGTATATCCAATAGCACTTTGTTGTGCTAAACCTAAACCAGGAAAACTTTGATCCGCAGTATCTACTTCCCAGTACCACAGTCCAGAAAACGGCAGAGTTTGTGACATAACAATTCCACCGTTATCAACTACGACAGCTTTTGTATTACCTTCACTCAAAGTAACTGAACCGCTGCCAACTCTTGCAAGAGGATTCCAAACAGGGTAAACTTTGCTAGGTGTATTTTCAGATTGATTATTACTATCTATACTTGTAGGAGTAAAATCATTACCATTACCACTAGCATCTGTGCCTAAGTTACCAACGGCTGAATCTAAAATAATTTGTTTAAAACCCCATCCAGACGTACCAGAAGAATTAGAAATATTAATAAGTTTCCAATATCTATGTGAACCAGGATTATCAGATGTAAGGTCTAGTATACCGCTATTTGCAGTTGATGTTATTGATACATTACTAAAGGTTGTTCCAGTATCAGTAAAGTCTGAACCATTATCGGAAAACTGAACTTTAAAGTTACCAGTTATTGAGCCTCTTGAAGTAACTTTAACAGCTTTAACATCTTTTGCAGAACCTAAATCAAAGGCTACATGATCATTATCTACATTAGTTGCTGGATCAACATTACTTCGCCATTCAGTTGTAAAATTTCCATCTGTTAAGTTAGATAGTGATCCACTAACTGTACCAGCGTTAGACGTAGGTGTAACACCAGAGGATAAAGCTACACTTGCAGATGAAAAGTCTAAACAAAAGCTATTACCACCAGCGGAAGATGCGAGTGCAGCAATATCACTATCTTTCTTTGGAATAATTTGTGAACCATTAGTTCCAAATGTAAATGTGTCCACAAAATCTGTGATAGCTACATCACCACCTTGTATTGATTGGCCGTCAAGCATTACAGGTTGAGCAATATAACCTTTTAGAAAAGTATTTGTAAAAATACTACCAACAGATTGAGTAGCGGTACTTCCAAAACTTGTACCCCAGCTACTTCTTGGATCAGCAGCAAAACTAGTTATCTCTTCTCCATTGATAAATAGTTTTCCTTTATTGCTTGCTGTTGATTCATCCAGTTTAAAACTACCTAGAATATGATACCAACCAATATCTCTAAGTAATTTATTTGTAGTAGCGCCGTTTCCATCTTTATAAAAATATACTGTGCCATCACTGAACCATAAACCAGAGTTAGTAGAACCACCCGTTCCAGTTCCAAGCCCTAGCAACCCTGCATTACCACTAAGTTTATTTAGCTGAAACCAACATGCCATAACAACTTCAGTTGAACTATGGCTTGAAGTAGATCTGTCTAAATCATCAGCACTACCATCTAACCAAACTGAGTTACTAATCAAAGTTGTATCAAATGCTGCTGCTCCACTAGTAGCCTCTGCTGCTGCACCAAAAAGTAGATTATTAGAAAAAACCATGTTTAACTATTTCCATATTCATTTGTTAAAATTGCATGTAAATTTTCTGCTGTATTATCACTTGATACTGATACAACAATATAGTCTAATCTAGAAACTGCTCCACTACTAACAGCTAAAGTAGGTACACTAGCACCAATAAATTTCCAACAAGTATTATAAGCTAGTGTGCCACTACCACCAGATTGAATAAAAAATATACTTCCTGTTTGTCCTTTATTAGCATTAGTTGGTCTAGCCAATGTATGTGCTGCTGTAACAGTAGTAAGAAAATTTTGAGCATTAGAAAAGTTTAATGATACAGAAGTAATACCATTAATAGCTGTTGCTGATATAGCGGCTGCTGCTGACTTAGCTAAAAATAATTGTCCTGCTAAACTTACATTACCTGTAATTTGTGCTGCACCACCAATTGTAGCCGTACCTCCTACATGTAAATTACCAGATACTGAAGCATCATCATCAAATGTTGCAGCGCCTGTAGCTAAAAATGTACCTCCTATAGAAGTATTGCCAGCTACATCTAATGTGCCTCCAACAGTTGTATTACCACTTACACGTACTGTTCCTAAGAATCCTGCTGCACCGCTTACAGTTGCAGTGCTTAAAAGATTTACAGCACCTCCTATAGATACCGCACCTCCTATTGAAGCTGCGCCAACTATTGTTGCTGTTCCACCAATAACAATATTGCCTGATACAGATACATCATTATCAAAGGTTGCTGCACCTGTAGACATAAATGTTCCACCAATTGATGTATTACCTGCAACATCTAATGTGCCACCAACTGTAGTATTACCACTAACTCGTACAGTACCAAGAAAACCTGCTGCTCCTGACACAGTAGCAGTGCTTAAAAGATTAACCGCACCACCAATAGATACTGCACCTCCTATAGATGCTGCACCTACTATTGTTGCAGTACCTCCTACAAGAAGATTATTAACTGAAATATTTCCTGCAACTGAAGCAGCAATACCTGTTAGATTAGAACCATCTCCAAAAAAAGCACTAGCGCAAACTTTAGCATTAGTTGCTTGAACATTAGAGCCAGCAATTGTAACAGTTCCTCCAATATTAATATTACCACTTACTGAAACATCGTCTTTAAAATGTCCTGCTCCTGCCACAGTAACAGTTGATCCTAAGACTGTAGCTCCCTCAAGTGAAGTAGCTCCACTAACTCTAACAGACCCTAAGAATCCTGCTGCTCCTGATACAGTAGCAGTGCTTAATAAATTAACTGCGCCACCTATAGATACTGCTCCACCAATAGATGCTGCTCCTGCAACTGTAGCAGTACCTCCTATATTTACATCACCAGATACAGATACATCATTATCAAAAGTTGCTGATCCAGTTGTAATAAGAGTACCACCAACAGATGTATTACTAGCAACGTCTAAAGTACCTCCAATCGTAGTATTACCACTAACTCGAACAGTTCCTAAAAATCCTGCTGCTCCACTAACTGTAGCAGTGCTTAGTAAATTAACTGCTCCTCCTACTGAGAGAGTTCCACCAATTGTAGCAGTATTTGCAACTATAAGAGAACTTACAGAAGTGTCTCCTGATGGAGTAATGCTAGTAAGATGACGCCCACTACCAAAGTAAGAGCTTGCACATACATCTCCATTAACTTTTAAAGAGCCTCCTATAGAGGCACTTGAAGATACAGCGAATGCTCCACCAACTCTTATAGCACTAGAGGCTACAAATAAAGCAGTGTTCGTTCCATCTCCACCTTCAACTTGAGTTAAAGATGTAGATACAGCACCATTGCCACTTACAGCTAGTTTAAGTAAACCTTTGTAAGTATCTGCTATTCTTTTACCTGTTAAATCAAAATCACTCATGCGCTGTTCCAAACTGGTGAAATAACTTGATCACTCATATTATTAGGAGTTCCCTCCCAAAACAAGTTAGCAGTATTCCACGTTAAGTTACGACCTCCTGAATCAGGTCTAGGATCATCTATTTTAGTATCATCTCTTACATCAGGAGTTTTATTTTGAGGATGATTTTTTAAATCAAACGCGCCTTCATAATCTTCTGGACAAACAAGTAAACCAAAACTGTTTCGTCTCATAACACGATGNGGATATCTAAAACCACATACATCACATATAGCTAGTGCTTTACGATTTGTTGCCATTAAACAGTCCTAATTTTAGGTTTAAAGAAAATACTTGCACGTTCTTTATCTTCTTCCATTGCCCTTAAAAGAAGTTCTTCATAGTTTGCTTTTAACATTGCCATGCGTTCATTAGGAACATTAGGACGTTTTAATGACATGTAATATGCAAGACCTCCAGTTAGACATGGAAGAAATCTTTTAGGCATATCTGCATTTTGTAGTGCAGATTTATTTACATCCTCTAATTGGCTAATGCGTTCTATCTTTAATACATCTGTACTATTATCAGGAATAGGCCAAATGCTAAGAGTAGGATTATCACGATTTCTTTTAATTGTATATTGTGTAGCCCTACCTGTTTGAGATTTATTAGGAATAATTAAATACTCTTCAAAAGAAATACGAGTTAGTTGTAGATCAGTATCGTCTCTATTAACTACAACTTCAAGAGCATCAACTGTAGAGTTACTTAATGCATATGATGTTACACTAGCTGCAACAGTGACTGCTGTTACTTCCGTAGACCATAACAGTACACCTCTGTTTTGCCAGTCAGTTAACATTAAGTTTATAGAACGACGAGCAGATGCAGGTTCATGACCAAGAGTATTCTCACCCCCAATCATTTCTGTTGCTTCTTGAATAACCTCATCTATATCAAGGTTAAAATTAAATGTACCGCTAGTAGCCATTATGTTCTATACTTCTTTTTAAGTTGTTGTTTAGCAGCTTTAGCTAATCTAGATTGTTCTGGTTTCTTAGCAAACTTAGCACGTTGTTCTAGAACTGTAAGTATTTGTATTTTTCTAGCATAAGGTTTATTTATTCTTTTTACCTTTGCTATTGTTTTTTTAGCATCTTCAACAGTAGCATACTTAATACTAACAGTATCTTTTGGATTCTCATCAGTATATAATCTACGACCAGAACCTTTAGGTTTTTTACCAGTTCCTACTTTAGGGTCTTTACGTTTAGTCATAACAAGAAGCTACCAAGGCTTGTCCACCATATTTAGCAAATGTTTTTACCATTGTAGGTTTACCTCCTACACCTTGAGCTTTTGCTCGTTTACGTTTAACTGCTGAAGCTCTTTGACCTGCTGTCATACGATTTGCTTTCGCAAGAGGTACGCACTTAGGATATTTTCTTTTACTTTTTTTAGCAGACTTACGACCGCAGGGTTGAAACTTACCATCTTTTTTGGGTGCACCAATGTCCACCCATTTCTCACCAACCCACTTTCTTAAACCACCAGTAGTTCCTTTTTTAGCTTTGACTGTCTTTTTCTTTTTGCCCCCTTCTTTTATTTTACCAGAACATATGGCAGATGCATACATATTAGCATAAGCTGATGGATATACATCAAACTTACGCTTTGCAGCAGCTTTACCTTTGGGACAAAGTTTAGCCATTACCTAGCCCTACCACCAGTCTTACGGCGAACTGTACCGCCACTACGACGCTTTACAGAACCACCTTTAGATTTATATTTTGTCATCTTTCCACCTTTAGCCATGTACTTAGTTTTTTTACGCATTATCATCCTCCTGATATAAATTATTAAAAGTTATGTGTGGATCAGTATAACTATCATGTATCTCTGATGAATGTATATACTGACTTGGTGCAAAGTCTGGAGCGCCTTCTCCTGTTACCCATAAAGCAGGATTTGTAACTCTGACTCTGTTGTTAGGTAATGCTACAATATTACCTGTCCATTTATCTGCATCAATTAATTGTAATACGTGACTTTGTTTATGTTGTGCTGGATCATCGCTTATGTAACTATCAGTATAATCTATGGTAAACATATAGCGAGCTTTAAAAAATTCTCCATGAATTTTACATAACCAAGGACTTGAGCTAACTCTGTCCATTACAATTATAGCATGATTTCTTGATGAGCAATCCCAAGGTTGAGCTAGATGAGTATCCATTCTGTCTGGCATTTCTTCTAAAACTTCATCTGCTATTAAAGCTGTTATAGGCATTCTTGCCCACATTGCTCCACCATGTATATTTTCTTCTTCATCAATACCTGTAAATACAACTTGAAAACTAAGACATCTGTCTGGAATTGTATTTACTGCTATAGCTAAACCATGTAAATATTCTCCTTGATATTCTTGATGGTTATGTGTAAACTCTTTACGTATCCAACATTTAAAGTGTGGTATATTACTAATTAAATATGAAATGATGCACCTCCTTTGTTAGCACCTCCAACGTCTCCTTGCTTGACGTAATCTTGAATTAGGATTCTTAGCTGCTTTTGGAAACTTTTTCATTTGTCCTGCTGATCTAGCGCAAAAACTTTTACGCCTTTTTGCACGGCTACCTGTAGGACTTTTTTCAGTAACAGCAGTCTTTAGTTTACTTCCAGGATTATCTCTACGATACTTAGCTACACCTTTAGCAGTCATACCCGCTCCACTTCTAGTAGGACGTTTATGACCGCCACCTATAGTATGACCTTTCATACCTTTACCTTTACCTCTACCTTTAATAGTGCGTCTAGGATTACGAGACATTAAACCTGTCCACCTTTTTTGTAACCATACATTATACCTTGAGTAACCATTTCTTTAGGAATCTTTATTTCCATATCAAAAGTTCCACCACCACGTTTTTTAATTGGAGGTGCCTTTGGACCTTCAACAAAGTTTTTAGGTTTAATATTAGGCTTGTTTTTCATTTTTCTTGCTTTAGTTTTAGCTTTTAAATTTGATTGTAAAAAACTTTCAAATGATGGGTCTTTAGATTTTTTATTATGCTTAGACATATAACTTCTCCTTAATCGTACATAGAGGCTACAAGATCATTACCTGATCCTACCATGCCTCCACCTTTACGATTTACAACTTTGCCTCCAGACTTTGCATAACCCATACGATTCCTAACATTTGTAGGAAGTTTAGCCAGACCTGGATTTTGTTGTGTATCTACAGATTTAAGATTACCACCACCTTTTTTTCCTATTGCTTTATTCATTTCTCTTAATTCTTGTTGTCTCTTAGTTTCTCTACGCCTTTGTCTATTACGAGCTTCTTGTCTTTTCCTTACAGTGGTCTGTTTAAAAGGTTTTTCTCCTGGTCGGAGTTTTCCAGGTGTAGATGCTGTTGATCTTTGTTGAGCTATTACTGCTCTTATATCCTTTGGAGTTTCAGCATTTCTAAGAGCTATATTCATATCTCTTTTAGATAGATTACTCCGAGCAACTTCTTTCATTATATCTTCTTGTTGCTTATTAGATAAATTTTTAATTCTATTAATTAATTTATTTACAAAAGGTTTTCCATATGTTGTAGCTGCTTTAGTAGCAGCTTTTGCTCCTGGACCACCTAAACCACCAAGAACAAGCCCAGCCATTTTTACTTTTTCTTCAGTTGTAGGAACAGGAGCTTGACCTTTTTGTCCTCTTGGACCTTTACCTACATATTTGTATGGATCAGCTTTGCCAGTTCCTCGGCTTGGTACAATGCTACCTTTTGTATTTAATGGAGCAGATGATCCTGTTGGTCTAGATTTAGGTTTAGGAGTAAATTTAACAGGACGATTATCAAGACGTTGACCTGTATCTGTTGGACGTTTT